TTTTATTTCATCTCAATTTTACGCAGAGTGATGCGGTATTCTTACTGAACTATTTTACCCCGGTATTTTAGAAAATGTTGAGTCAAGCACAAGACCTTAGATTCGGTATTAAAAGTGAAATGAGCCTCCGTGAGAACATTGAGAAGATAGTAGGTGATTCACTAACCATAAACGGTGGTATGAGTGTATTTGATTATTCTAATAAGACTAACACAGTATATGCTGAGTTGAAGACAAGGCGTATTACACACGATAGGTATGACACAGCAATCATAGGTAAGAACAAGATTGACTACTGTAAGCCCGGGGTTGATTACTTCTTTGTGTTTTCATATGTTGATGGTCTGTATTACATTAAGTATGACAAGGCTCTGTTTGATACTTTTGAGGTGAATGACAACTACGTGAGGGGTGAAAGGTCTGACTGCTACAACCCAGTTCAGACTGTAGTGATGATTCCCACACGGCTACTTGTGAAATATACGGTGTAATAATCTGCTTAATTGAGAAAAATACAGTAAAAATCATCAAAAATACGTTAAAAATATACAATATTACTATTACCTCATAAAAAACCCGGGTTTTTTATGAGGTAATCATATTTAGTAAGCATTTTTTGTATTATTTTGGGGTATTTTTTATACATTTGTATTTTTTGAGTGTAATAATCTTCACTCTTTGTGTAATTTACATTAAAATTGAAACAACGCCCCGCCTTTCCCGGTGTTTAAAAAAGAAAATGAACTGTCACAAGGATAACTGCGAAGTCTGCTGGACGATTGACAACGTGCGTTTAGAACCATTCACTAAAACCCCAGACGTGAATATAGAGATGTCCGACAGTATGAAACCAGCCCGTGAGGCGGGATACAAGAATGAGGGTAAGCGTGTTAAGAAGGTCAAGGCTGAGCCTACTACTAAGACTATTGTATCTGAGTTACCCCGTGTAGATAAGGTATATGAGGACAACAAGAAGAAGATTATACAGAAGGCTGAGGAGTTGAAGACAACAGCCCGTGCTGAGGCTCTTGCTAAGAAGACCGTGCGACGCGTAAGGCGGTATGATATCAGCGGGGCTGAGTTGAGGATTACTGAGGGTCAGATTACGATTGATAACTTTGAGTATGCTGAGTTGCTGTATTGTGCCTCACAACTATTAGAGGCTAATAAGCAGAAGGCTATTCTTGCTAAGTTAGTGAGCGAACTAAGCGATACAGTGAAAGACATTAAAAAGGGCTTAGCAGATATCAACCTTGTGGTTGATGAGTTTTCTGAGGAATAATGTAAGCCTTTAACAAAAACCACAAAAAATTGAAATGATAACCCCCCTTTCTTTTTCTATCAAAAGGAAGCAAGATGAGTTTTGTAAGCGTCAAAGGTAAGTCAAGTGTTTATGCGTTTAACCCCGCTATGGCTTCAGAAGAACGTGTCGTTGTTCTGAGGGCATTCTATAAGGGTGCTTCATTTGAGGTGAATGTGAGTGAGGAAGAGGCTAAGGTTCTCACCAAGCAGATGCCTACTGATTATATTGTGGATTGCTTACGAAGGGGTAAGACATTACCGGGGCTAAAAACCTACTGGATTCACGAACTGGATAAATACCACGCTATCTACTCACGGCTTATGGAGAACGACCCCCTAAAGTATCTTGCTGAGCCTATGAGTGTCATCATCAAAGATATCTATAATGAGTCAAGGAAGTATGAGGACTCTGAGTTAGACATAGCAGAGAGTGAGATTCTGAACTGGTTCTCCTACAAGTGGTTTGTGGGTGTCGGCTGTTTGACTAAGATGGGCGTGATTGATGAGGAGGACGACGACAACGGCTTTACCTTTCTGAGTGCTCCTAAGTCTTTGATGGAGTTGTATGAGAAGGTGATGGAAGTAAGGACGATGGCTGAGCGTGAGAAAGTGGCGGGTGCTGACCCATCTGAGCCGTAAGGTCTAAACTAAAAAGGGGCGGGGGCTGATACAGTGATTGTGGATTTCTATACCTAAATATTTCATTACCTAATTTACCACCAATATAAAAACCAATAAAAGAATAAAGCATCTACTCTATGGTGTTTTTTTCTGGATGTCTTGCTACAGCCTTATCATAGAAGTCTTTGTCTTTTTCTATACCTATTGCTGAGTAGCCCATACTGTGAGCCGTGAATATACTGTTTCCAGAACCGAATGTAGGGTCAAGCACTACACCGTTTTCGGGACAGTAGCGTTCTAATAGAAACCTATAAAGGGCTTCTGGCTTTTCTGTCGGGTGTCCGCCACGCTTTGTTAATGACGGGCTATTGACAACACTCAAGGCACAACGCTTACCAGCAACGCCTTCAGAGTCATTTAAAGTGACACCATACTGGACATTGGCTACACCCTTACGGTTTCTGGACCACTTATCAAAATCACCCGTGACATCTACGCGTCGGTATTGAGGGGCTTTTTTAGAGAACAGATACATCATTTCGTGGCTTTTCATAGGTTGTTTGTTTGCTAATAGAAATGAGATACCACGCCCCTTGTTCCACACAAGGTCGTATCTGAACTCTTCTTCATTAGACTTAATCAGTTCGTAGCCGAATCGTGTATTACAGAAATGGATACACGGTGTGTTGTCATCACGACGGAGACGCTTAACCTCAGTCCAGAACTTTTTGAGGTCTATTTTTACGTCCCACGGACAAGCCGTAACCTTTGCTCCACCTCTACTTGGGTCGGCTTGTTTCGTAGGGTCTAACTGAAAGCCCTTTGTGCTGAGTTGTCCGTAGGGAAGGTCACAGATAAATAAATCTATTGAGCGGTCGGGAAGATTCTTCATTAGTTCTAAGCAGTCGCCGTGTAGAAGTCTGAGGGTAGCCATATAGATATCTGGCGAAAATAAAGCCGGGGGGAAAGGGGGTTGGGGCGGACTTTTTCTACGGAAGCGACTCTATAGACCACTTTTACCCCTAAACCCCAAACCCCCCGCCTCAAAATTAGTTAAGTTCATATTTAATTCCACTTGTCTGGATAAGTGGCGAATTACCAGTTGAATACCCCATAGATAATACACGTAAGAGAGGACCAGCCGTCCAACCAGTCGCAGTCCCGTTGATACCAGTTAGATTCATAGCAAGAATAGGTTGAGAAGCATATGAAGAAGGTTGTGGAGAAATAGCCGTCCAGAATGCCGATGGAACACCAGTACTAGAAACGGGAGGAGTATTTACTGGAACGGTTCCTACTGCCGTGTAAAAGATGCCGTTTGGTGTTCCACCGAAGCCAGAATATATAACAGTTTGCCCGTTTGTATAAATAGTAAGTGTATCCCACGTGCGATAGTTAGTTCCATTCGTCCAAGGATTGAAGGCAAGAACGCAGTTCTGAAGAGGAATGTGATGAACGTCTGTGTAGATATCATAAGGGTCTCTTAGACCCCAGTCTTGTATATCTGGTTGTCCTACACCCGTCTGATTTGTAGTGCGTGGAGCATCATACGCATACAACAGATATGTATATCCAGCATAGAGATTCGTCCCAGACTGACCGCTATTTATTCCAGCACTATTTGAATACGCCCAGCGTGTATTAAAAAAACCAGATGTTGGTGGATTAGCATCATCAAATGAATAAAGATTGAGTGCTATAACACCAGCCGTATAAATGTTCGTATTGACTGCTGGTTGAACTAAAGCCCATACACTTTTGACTCTGTCTTGTGCGGGATTAGAACTGTATTTTGTATAAGGCAACGGGGCTGTGGGATTACCAAATCGTGGATTATACATATACCAGTTGAATCCAGCATTCGTGTTTGGCTTCGTGTATAACCAACACAAGGTACCAAGAGGTGTTGTAGAAGAAGTCGGTGCTGTCGCATCTGGAACAATAGCCGTTGGTGGAGTTAAATCATTATTTGACGCTAACTGAATCGTATTAGATGTAAATGGAAGTGTCGGGAAAACACCAATTTTATTCTGTAGTCCTTCAACATCAAACGGTGAAACAGCAACTGACTCTATTTGAATGTCTTGTCCGACTGGTGTTATAGACAAAGACCCGTTAGGGCTTGTAAGACTAAGAGTGCTTCCAACACCATTAACGGTTCTAACAAAGTTTGAGGGATTAACATCTAACTGACAACTACCACCAGACTGTAATATTGATATTGTGCCGGTCTCACTGAATAAAGATATAGCACCAGACTCAGAGTTAAAACTACTAACATATGGAAAAGGATTTAACTCTATATTTATATTTTGACCGTCATTTGCTACTGTCAGAGAGTTGTTAGTGCTTGTCAGAACCACATCGTTAATCAGTCCATTAAGACTATCAACAGCATCAACGGGGGCTTGACCCACGGCTTCTAACTGGATTGACTGACCGTTAGGGACTATAGTGATTGAACCAGCGGGGCTTGTAAGGGCGACTACACCAGAAACAAGATTCAGACTCTGAACTCCCGCTGACGGGATATTAGGGGCGATTAGTGTTTTACACGTCAATTTGTCACATACAATGTTAAGACCAGATGTGGATTTATCCAGACACTGTGATAGCGACATCTATTATTAATATCTAACAAAATAATATATGGACGCCGTTTCAGCATACACTTCGGGCGGTGCTACAGCGTCAGTGCTACTAATAGGGGGTCTTATCTATAAGTTTTTCGGAACTGCTTTGAATCATATGATAGTGATACGTTGCTGTGGGCGTAGGGCTGAGATGGGTTTCGGTGTAAGGGATATGCCGACTGACTCACCACCAACGATGAGTATTAAGGTCCCGGGGGAGGAGGATAGGTCTGGTTAAAATCAGCACGTAATTTTGTAAATAGTTCCTCAGCCTTATCAGCCCCCATAAACTTTACAGCATTTGAGTGAGCCTCTGTTCCAGCAATCTGAGGCGGTAATGAGTAGGACTGTATATAGTTTTTCAACCAGCGGTCAATCCATTGACATTGACCACTGTCACAGTTCCTTAGCGTAAGACGCTTACCCTCACCACGCCCCAGAATTTTAGGGGGCTTTTCTTTCCTTTCAGCGGGTGCCTTAGCAGTCTTCCAGTCTTTACTTAGTGGGGATCCAGATAGCATCTTATTGTATGTATATAATATAGATGGACGGCTTAGGCAAGTCAAAGGATTATCCATTAAGCGACGGTGATATACGAAAGATATTAGGTGCTAATACAAGTATCATAACTTACCCACAATTAAAAAATATGAGTAGTATTGAGGACTGCTTTGACGATAAAGGGATATGTATTATTCTGTTTCTCACTACTGGACCAACTGAGGGACACTGGTGCTGTATGCTTAACAAGAAGAAAGGTATAGAGTTTTTTGACCCCTACGGTGAGAAACCAGAAAAACAGAAGGAGGGTGTTCCACTGAGTCAGTTAGAGTATCTGGACGAAACACAGCCCTATTTGACCGCCCTACTCAAGGCTTCCGGTCGCCCCGTTTTCTACAACACACACGCCTTTCAGAAAGACTCATCTTCAATCAACACGTGTGGTCGTCACTGTGTCGCCCGGTGTTTATACGCCCCCTACTCACTACAGCAGTATCTGAATGTAGTCAAGTCATCTGGGATTTCACCCGACGATTTTGTCACTGGTCTTACGTATGATAAACTTCATAAATAATCTCAGTTGTATTTATAGAAAGATGTATCGCAGTTCAATTGATACTGTAGGCAGTGGCGACCTACCAGACTATGTCTATTACAACGCTGATATTATCAATAACACAACTAACGACCAGACTAATAACATAGCGAACAAAGACCCGCAGATTAGGTTTAATGAAACCCGTGATACTGCTATCATCAAGGACGCGTCACAGTATTACTTTAGTATTATACGTTTTACTATGGACGGGGCTAACAAAGATTTACCTTTGTTTATTCCACAGATTCAAGAAAACACGGGGCAGACTAACGTAAATCTGACTGAGTATTCTATGGCGTATCCACTTACTTTTACATACACGCCTAATGGTGGAGGTGGTGGAAATCAAACCCTCAGTGTTCTACCCGTTCCACGCTTCGTTCAGTATGTTACTGAGACACAGAATCTACAGTCAGCACCATTACCACGGTCTTTAGCGAATCCAATGTTTAAGGGCTTGTGGTCTAACGTGAGGCAATACGCTCAAGGCGATATTGTTTCACTAATATCAACACCGGCTCAGACTCTTTACAATACGCGTTATAACTCCTTTTTGGGTCCATTTTACACACCTATCACACCCCCGGCGTATTCACCAACTAACACATACGTAGCCGGTCAAGCAGTCCTTTTCAACAACGTTATGTATATCGCTAACGCTGCCGTTCCACAATCAACACCCCCACCCGGAGCACTATGGACTGTAGGACCTCCAGTAGGCACATCACCGGCAACATTAGGCTCTTATTGGGTTCCCGTAGATAATGCTAACGGTAACACACAAGACCTTTCAAGCCGTTACTACTGGGTATATACTTATGAGGCGTGGCTTGGTGACGTGAATCGCACAATCTACAACCCGGCTGATAATGCTGGTGTAGCCGGTGCTGGTTTTGTTTGGACGTGTTGCTGGGGAGACCTTTATGAGGGGATTTACCAAGCACTGAACGTTGCTAACAGAGCAGACTTCTTGCTTATTTACCCTAACCTTGGTGCCTTCTCCGGCTCTGTTCCACCAGCCGTTCCCGCTGCCGGATATTTTGGTCTGGTTCCACCAAATATACAATACGGTGGTGCCCCGACAAATCTCTTTTCTATTAACTTTAACTCTGCTATCTTTCCACCCTTAGTAGGTGCTACCGCAGCCGTCGCCTCTGGCTTAGTAGGGGCTGTGTGTCGCACCTTCTTCAACAGCAATATGTTCGGGCTCTTTTCTAACTTCAAAAATATATACTGGAACACAACATCAACAACTGCTCCAGCCCCATTCCCCGGTGTTTCAGCACCACCCGGCTACGTGAATGAGATTCTTGTTGTCAATCAGTTTTACAAAAACGTGGTAACTCTGAGTGCTACAACAGTTAATAACACTCAGTTGTCTCAGTATCCATACTGGGTTGTAACTCAAGACTTCCAGTCAAATGACTCGCTGTGGTCGCCCGTAGGGTCTATTGTTTTCACATCTACACTGCTACCGGTAAAGGCTGAGGCTACGGGTGCCCCGGTTGTGCTGGGCGACGGCAACTTAGGCTTCTCAGCCCCTACAGTTCAGTCTGCTTTTCAGCCTATCATCACAGACATTAGTCTGGATACCTCCTCTGGAGGGGCTGCTGCCTACCGCCAGTTTATCTACTACGCACCCTCAGCAGAGTACCGTCTCACTGATTTCTCAGCAAGTCACCAAGACATTAGAAACATTGACATACAAGTCTATTGGAAGAATCGTCTGGATAACCAGTTGTATCCTATTAATATGTTTAACCTCACAAACGTATCCATCAAGGTTATGTTTAAAAAAAAGCAGATGGGCTCAGATAAGTAGGGCTGATTTTTTATAGATTTTCAAAACGGGCTGAACTTCACCCCGGTTTGACATTCCTACAAAAAAATAGTGGTTATAAATATACAAGATGAGTGCCGACATTGAGAAGTTAGCGGTCTTTGACTCACGCATAGTCCAGTCCCGCCCCAAGTATGCGGTTGAGAAAGGTGCTTTGTCCCTCACTAACGCCCCCTTTAACGCTATTGCTGCCTCATCCTCCCAGCACACCTACAACATCTACGTTCCTTCTGAGAACGTTTTTGTTGATAGGGGTCTTGAGTGGTCTTCCACTGTATCTATGACATTCACAGCCACTCTGGCTCAGATTAACTTAGGTCAGGCTGTAGCCGTAGCGGGTCGTGATTGGTCTCTTTGTGCCTTCCCTCTCAACTCTCTCTGCTCTACCCTAACTGCTACCATTAACGACACCACAGCCGTTATTAACTCCCAAGACGTTCTAAAGCAAGTGCTACGCTTGACTGACTACAAGAAGAATCGCCTACAGAGGACTTGCCCCACTATGCTTGACAAATACGCCTACTACGCTGACGGCAACGGCTCCATCAACAGCCCTATGAACGGCTATGAATCTGCTTGTGATAACTCTGAGGTGCCTAACGGTGCTTTCAGCCAAGTAGTCTATACTGACCCCTTAGGCAATGCCCTTGGAACCGCCTCCCCGGCTTATGTTGGAGCAACCTACGACGCTGTGGGTGGTGTCCCTACTCAGTCCGCCCTCACCGTAGCCGGTGTAGCCCAGAACATCTATTTTTACTTCAGAAGCACTGAGAAACTCGTATTGTCCCCCTTTGTCTTCAGCGACTGTCACGAATGGGATACTGGTCTCTTTGGTATCAACAACATTCAGTTGATTATGAACTTACAACTACCTACCCGCCTTGTCCGTAACAACCCCGCTAACGGTTGTGTCATCCCCACGGCGTCAGTTCAGTTCCTAAACGCCGGTCAGAACAACAGCCCCTTTGTGAATAGCGTAGTCAATGTCCAGTTCTTGACCCCCAGTCTTGACGTGCCTCTACCACCCAAGAGCGTGGTGCCCTATATGGAGTTCCCCCGTTACATCACTCAGTATCAGAACGGCACAATCCAGCCCGGTGCTGTAGGACAGATTGTTTCTCAGACTATCACCCTACCTCAGATTCCCGACCTTTTCATCATCTACGCTAAGCCTTCCTCACAGACTATCCAAGAGGGTGATTGGTTGTTCCCCATTGCTACCCGCCTTGATGGCTTTTCTAACCCTCTCAGCATTAACTTTGATAACTTCTCCGGTCTTTTGTCCTCTGTGACCACGGAGCAGTTATACGCAATGAGTGTGAAAAACGGTGTAGATTTGGACTACAACCAGTGGATTGGTCTGGGTAAGTCTCAAGCCTCCGCAGCCCCCGTGTCTGCTGGTGCGACTGGTGGTAACGTAGCACTATCTGGCTCTTTGCTCGTGTTGAAGCCTTCTCAGGATATCACCCTACAGACCGGACAAGCCCCCTCCCTTGTAGGTAACTTTACCTTCCAGTTCTCTCTACAGTTGAAGAACAACTCACGCGTAGCACAGACTCCTCAGTTGTATGTAATCACTGCTAACTCTGGCTTCTTTGAGTCCATCCGGGGCTCAAGCAGAATCATCAAAGGTGTGCTGTCCGAACAAGACATCATCTCAGCCCCCTTGGCTCCTATGGGAACCACAGACCAGTTACAGCGTATGGTCGGCGGTGCTGGTTTTATGAGCCGTATGGCTAACGTCCTTTCTAAGGCGAAGGACATCTACCAAGCAACTAAACCCGCAGTTTCTGCTGTAAGAGGAATGCTCCCCGGTGAGGGAATGGCGGGTAAGATTAAGGGTGCTCTTGGAGCAGTAGGCTACGGCACTGGTGCTGGAACTGGTGCCGGAACCGGGGCGGGAACCGGTGCTGGTCGCAGTCGCCGTGGTATTGAAGCCCGGCTAATGTAGATTTAACAATCTTTCTAATATTTGTTTTTGGCGTTTATACACATCAAAAAAAAATAGTGGTTATAAATATACAAGATGAGTTTGTCGCAGACGCTTGACAAATCTAAGGTCGTTCAGAACGTAGTGCTTAACAACGCCGTCCTTGGTGGTGCTTCCGGTGTTACCACCTCAGCCGTTGATGTAGATAACGCTTCGTCTCTTGCTGCTGTTCAACTTACGACAAATGCCGGGTCTGGGCAAGTTCAACTAATAGACCCCGCTGGTGGTAGATATGTAGTTCAGTCATATGTCAATAACCAAGGAGTTACCAATTATGTTGCTCCTCAGTGGAATCCATTACTCAACTACAACAATCTTCAAGGTTATATTGTAGTTTATGGTGTCAATACATCACCCCCCGGTGTCTATGCTAATAACTTGTTTGAATCCTATGTTATCCCACCCGCATCCACAGTTGTAGGAACACCTCCTACAAGCACCGCTGCCCCATACCCAGTCGGCGGTCCTACACCAAACTCCGGCTGGATTCTATGTAGGGACGCTGCCTTTTTTGGAGGTGCTGCCGTTTTAGATAATAATGGTTCAATCGTCTGTGAGCAGACCATTATCGGTGCTGGGAGACCCGGAACAAAGAACTTTTTCGGCGGTGGTGGTGCTTCTTTATCTGGTAGTTCCCCCCGTGGTGTAACTATTGCCGAGTCTGATATTACCACAGCCAGTGGTAACAACGGTGCCTTGCTTGATGTAGCCGGAACTCTACAGGCTGACGGTATTTATTTACACAACACAGACCAGAGCCTTTCCCCCGCTTCCAGTGCTAACGCAGCGTTTGATGCTGGAACTACTTTTAACATAGGAACTAACTACACTTGGTCTCCTACTGGACCCGGTGCTTCTACTTACCACTGGGATGCTGGTGTCCCCGCTGGTGTCCCCGGTCAGACTACACTCACCGGTCCAGCATTGTCAATGGCGTTTGACCCTCAGTGTATAATGATGGTTCAGCGTAAATACACTGCCGGAACATACGCAGCGGGTAATCTCTGTGTTGATTCTAAGACAGCAACAACAATTACCATTTCCAGTCGTGACCCCGCTAACTCCAACCTTCTAATTACTGCCGACTTGTCTCCATTTGAGTGGATTTGCTTTAACCCTAACTGGGCGACCTAACTGAACGAGTTAAAAAGACAAATATATTATGTAAATGTAAGAATATGAGCGATTCTACCTCTCACATTGCTACCTTTACAAGAACATTCAACCCACCCCCCGGTAAAACTATTAAAAGTTGGACTATGTTTAGAAATGGAATCAAAACAGTTGAGTTCTGCCCTCATATGAGGTTTGAGGCTGTCTGTAAGGACTGTAATCCTACCAAGGATAATTTACCCCCTATTAGTAGCAAGGATTGTCCGTTAATCACAGACTGTTCTGGAAGCGTATTAGTTTCTCTGCTTCAGAAGTCTGATAAGACCGAAGACCCTTGTGTATTCACCGCTGATGAAGTCTCAGACCGTGTGAGGGAACTAACCTTGTCCCCCGGTATTAACTAATGTAAGCCTCAGCGGGTTATATATATATGATTCCATAGTATGGATTTGTATGTAAGGTCTGAGTCGCATCACAAAAAATTGAAATGAGTTCGTCCCCTTCCAGCCGTCTCAAAGATAACTCAAAGAAAGTTATCCAATAAAGCAAAATGCCTTCTATCGGTGATAAGATAACCTACCCTTGGGCTGTGGAGAAGAAGGGCACGACGTATTGTGCCTCATCAGAGTTGATGGCTGACGACGGTAAGAACCGCCCTATCAAGCACACGCTCTGTAACGGCACAGAAATCATTCAAAATACAAAGGGCGACAACCGTGACTCGTGGTGGTTGTGGCTGGAGGTCAAGCGTGAAAACAAGGCTCCCTTTGTTCCTAAGGGGGCTGAGAAACCCGCCGGTGATAAGCCCGTCAAGGCTAAGACAGAAAAGAAAGAGAAGAATACGATTGATGAGCCTACTGACGCGGTCAAGGTGAAGACCAACCACTTAGGCACAAAGGGTAAGGTTCCAGAGAACGTGTGGATTCCTAAGGTTCGCTACGATGAGTTGCTACAGATTGAGAAAGACCACAAGCGGTTGCTGATTGAGAGTCTGGAGTTCCACGACAAAGCAGAGGGGGCGGGTAAGGAGCAATGTGAGCACTGTAATCACTACCACAAGTCAGAGGAGATTTATGGTTGCTGGACTGAAGGCTGTGAGGGTGAGGGCTGTGGAGAGTGCTTAGATGAGGAGGGCTACTGCCCCGGCTGTGTAAAGGAGATGAAGGAGGTGTTTGAGAAGCACAAGGGTAAGGCGGGGGTTGTGATTGTAAAGACTCTGGTAGAGGAG